TCATTGTGATTTCCCCTCAGTGGTCGGAAGTTGATAGGAACGGAAGCGGACCACCTCTTGGCCCGCCCACTCGTTCAAGGAAAGAAACTGCGCCTGCAGAGGCTCAATCTCGTTGCAGCCGAAAACGGCGGCGGCCTTCGTCACATCACCGAATCCACCGGTGTTGTTGGGCATGGTCCCCAGTAATTGCGGCGGCACGCGATGCGCGGCCAGCACGTCGTCGCGCGTGCAGTTCTTGATGTTGAAGAATTCGTCCTTGGCCGCGATCTCGGACACCGGCAGGATCTGCAGGCCGTCTTTCTTGCCGCCAGGCGCATACACAAACAAGTTGCGGAAGTTGCCCGGCCCTTTGCTGTTGCGCATCGCCTCGCGCAACTTGTCCACGTCGTTGACGTTGCTGGCCGTGTCGGTCATGTAGAGGATGAAGCCGGCATGTGAGCCGTTGAGGTAGTAGCGCCGACGGAACAGCGTGGCCGACTCATTGAGCCAAGCCGATTGCAGCGCGCTCACGTACTGCGGCACGCCATACACTTCCTGGTTGATGTCGGGCGCCTGCAGATGCCAGACGGCGTCCCGCTCGAATTCGTGGGAATCTCGCCAGCCATTAACGAAGAAATAGCGCCCGGGCTCCACGCCCACGCGCGTGTATTTGGCCAATGCCGGCTTGAGGTTCAAGAGCTTGCCCGTCATGCTCTCGCGCCGCTCGGCGTAGCAGTTACCGAACAGCAGGAAGTCCAGCGCCAGGCGCGTGAAATCCGCGCGCGACAGAACGGCGGACGGTTGGAAGGTCGAGGCCAGGATATTGACCTTGCACCAGATGGCACTAGCATGATGGACGCTGGCATTCAAGGACTTGGCCAGGCCAGCCATGCTCAAGGGCGGCTCGTACCAATCGCCATTCCGGTAGCACTCGACGTCGGCCAGCATGTCGCGGCCTTCCAGCACCGGCGAAGGATCGCCGAAAGAAAATGCTTCGACGGTCGGTACCGGTGGCGCCTCGACCTTGGCCGGCGGCGTGTTGTCGGATGCAGCCGCGCGGCGGCGTGCTCTGTGTTTCATCAGAAGAACTCCATGGATGAGGTGTTGTTAGCGGTGGTGCCTTCGAAGGGCTCGTAGTCGAGGGCGTGCATGACCGACCAGGCCAAATCGGCGTGGCCGGTTTCTTCCGAGCGGCCGGCGTCGTAGGTGACGGCGCGCCCGCTGGGTGTGAGGATCTTGCGAATGGCCATGAAGGACTGCGCAATATCAGTCCAGCCCGCATCGAACTGCAGGCGGCCACTGCGAATGATGTTTTGTGCCTTGAGCACCATCCGCGTTTTGACTTCCGGCGAATAGCTGATGGCCGTGGCGCCTGGGAAGAACTGTTTCACCAGGGGATAGACGCCCACGCCCATGCCGGTGGTGTCGATGCCGATATACTGGACGTTGTAGCGGCCGGTCATCTCCTTGATGAGCGCGGCCTGCTCGGCGAAGTCCTTGCCGCGCCACTGGTGGCGCTCCAAGATGCGGAAATTCCCACCCGGGACCAGCGGCGGGGCAATCACCGAACAGCCGGCGCTGTCCCCGGTCAGCGATGGGTCATAACCGATCCACACAGGCCGGTGACCGAAGGGTCGCGCGGTGAACGGTTTGTAGTCATCCCAATCCACCCATGAATCGACCATGCCGCGCTGCAGGTCTGCCAGGGGGAACACCGACGCGGAATCGTCGATGAAATTACACATCAAGAGGTTGTCGAACTGGTCGGGCGAGTATTCGAAATCGCGCAGCTCGTCGATATCGAAGAGGTCGCAACCACCAGCCGCCGCGTCCATGATCGTGACGATCTGGCGCCAGATTTTGTCCTCACCGGTGAACCCAGATGAAAGGCGCTTGTGGCTCACATCGATATTGACCTTCTCGCCCTTGGCGCGGCGTTTGTTGAATGCCTCGCCGGTCCAGAATGGGTAAGCCTGGTGCGTGGTGGCCGATGGCGTCGAGAAGTAGGTTTTGCGCCACTTCTTGTGCAACGCCATGCCGGACGCGACCTTGTTCAACTCCGTGAAATTGTGCGTCCAGAAGAATTCATCGAAATAGAAGTTGCCGTGGTAGCCCTGGGCGGTTCTCGCATTCGTGCCGAGGAAATACAGGTGCGCGCCGTTGGGCAGAACGATAGGATCGCCGGATAGCTCCACGCCGCAAGCATCCTTGGCAAACTGGATGATGTATTGCTTGAAGACGTGCGCCTGCGACTTCGAGGCCGAGAGAAAAATCTGATTGCGCCCGGTCTGGATCGCATCAATCAGCGCCTCGCGCGCGAAGTACCAGGTCGCGCCGATCTGGCGCGATTTGAGGATGATGCGCGTGCGCTCGCTACCGTTGCGGTACCAGACCTTCTGATAGTCGAAGAGCGAATCATTGAAAGCCTCGACGATGCGCTGCTGCGCCTCTTCGCTGAACTCATTGCGCACCGGTTTTTTCTTCGGTGCGGCGTTGCGATTGGCGATATTCGGATTGAGGTCGGTTTCATTGCCACCCGGCTGCTCATAGCGGCGCACGCGCGCGGCCTGCACAAGCTGGCGCATCAGCGCATCGAGTTCCTTGTACTCGCCATTGCCCTTTACTTCCTTCGCGATCAGTTGCACTATGCGCGCTTCAAGGGCAATCTCTACGCGCTCCAGGCGCGATACCTTCTCCCATTCATCGCGGTGCTTCCAGCTATTGACCGTGGAGCGTTTGATTTTCAGGTGGCGGGCGATAGACGAGATGCGCCAGCCCTCGAAATACAACCGGCGCGCAACGTGTCGTGGCTCGGCCGCCTGGTCGATGCTTTCCTTGATGTCGTGTGGAATGTCTAACATGCCGCAAGCGTAGGCGGCGCGCGCGCGTAGCGGGGACTTTGCCGAGTCGCTATTCCCTTTATCAACCCTTGTCTCATTGATGCATTTCGCCCATCGGCAGAAGATGACGTTATCCGATCAACCGATAACGAGCGCGAAAACTCATGGCAACCAAGAGCAAATTTTTCCGCGTCGCGACCGAGGGCGCGACCACCGACGGCCGCAGCATCAGCCGCGAGCAAATCCAGCAAATGGCCGACAGCTACAACCAGAAGACCTACGGCGCTCGCGTGTGGGTCGAACACCTGCGCAGCTTGCTGCCCGATGGTCCGTTCAAGGCCTACGGCGATGTGCTGGCACTGAAGGCCGAAGAGGTCGACACCGAGAACGGTAAGCGCCTGGCCCTGTTCGCGCAGATCGAACCTACGCCCGCGCTGATCGCCATGAACAAGGATCGCCAGAAGATCTACACCAGCATCGAGCTGGCCGACAAGTTCGCCGATACCGGCAGTTCCTACTTGGTCGGCCTGGCCGTGACCGACAGCCCCGCCAGCCTCGGTACCGAGATTCTGCAGTTCTCGGCCACCAATCCGCAGGCCTCGCCCTTCACGCTGCGCAAGCTGAAACCGGAAAATCTGTTCTCCGAAGCTATCGAAGTGAAGATGGAATTCGAAGAGTCCGGCCCGGGACTGGCGGAGTCCCTCAAGCAGATGTTCGCGCGCATTACCGGCGCCGAGAAAAAGGGCGATGCACAGCATGCAGACACTGCGGCGGCCGTGACCGTCGTGGCCGAGCAGGTCGCCAGCTTCGCGCAGACCGCCAACGGCGCGGCCGAGGGTGTGGCCGAACTGCGCAAGAAATTCGAGGCGCTGGAAAAGCGCGTGGGCGATGAGTCGACCACGGCCGAGCAATTCCGCCAAACGCTGAACCTCACCGACAAGAACAACGTGCAGCGCCCGCCGGCCACCGGCGGCAAGGGCTCGACGCTGACCGAGTTCTAAGCCCGTCGCCGACGTAGTCAACCATTTCCGTATTTACCTGGAGCAGAACACATGAAGAATCAGACCCGCGCCGCCTATAACGCCTATACCGCGCGCCTGGCCACGCTCAACGATGTGGCCGGCGGTGCCGTCCATTCCACCTTCTCGGTGGATCCGAGCGTGCAGCAGAAGCTGGAAGACAAGATGCAGGAATCGTCCGAATTCCTGGGCCGCATCAACGTTATCGGCGTCGACGAGCTGGAAGGCGAGAAAATCGGCCTGGGCGTGTCCGGCCCCATCGCCAGCCGCACCGATACGCGCGGCGACAAGCGCCGCAGCACCCGCGATGCATCGGCCATGACGAACACCCGCTATCGCTGCGAGAAGACCAATTTCGACACCCACATCAACTATGCCAAGCTGGACGCCTGGGCCAAGTTCCCGGACTTCCAGACCCGCGTGGCCACTGCGATCCTGAAGCGCCAGGCGCTGGACCGCATCATGATCGGTTTCAACGGCGTGAAGGTGGCGGCCGACACCAATCTGGCCCAGTATCCGCTGCTGCAGGATGTCAACAAGGGCTGGCTGCAGCAGATCCGCGAGAACTCGCCGCAGCGTGTCATGGGGCTGGTTGGCCAGGATCTGCCGGGCAAGGTCATCATCGGCAAGGGCGCCGGCGCTGACTATGCCAACCTCGATGCCGCCGTTTACGACGCGGTGACCAATCTGGACCCCTGGTATCAGGACGACACTTCCCTTGTGGTGATCGTCGGCCGCGAGCTGCTGCACGATAAGTATTTCCCGCTGATCAACAAGGATCAGGCCCCCACCGAGGCGCTGGCCGCTGACATCATCGTGAGCCAGAAGCGTATCGGCGGCCTGCCGGCGGTGCGCGTGCCTTCCTTCCCGGCCAATGCCATGCTGATCACCCGCCTGGACAACCTGTCGATCTACTTCCAGAACGGTGGCCGTCGCCGCCGCGTGGTCGATGAGCCCAAGGCTGACCGCGTGGAGAACTACGAATCGTCCAATGACGCTTACGTGATCGAGGACGACGGCTTGGCCGCCCTGGTGGAAAACGTGGTGCTGCAGGATGCGGCAGCAGGCGGCGCCTGATGACTCGCCTGTCTCCCGCCGCGCGCCATCGGGAGCGCATGTTGGGCAAGCTGGCGGCCTCCGCTGGCGAGCCCGGCAGCGTGACCACCGGCAGCGCCTATGAGCTGATGTTGATCAAGCTGCACGAAGACCGCCGCCGGCTGTCCGAAATCCAATCGATCGAGCGCAAGATCGAGATGAAGGCCACGATGCTGCCGGCCTACCAGCATTGGATTGACGGCGTGCTGTCGGCCGGCCGTGGTGCTCACGATGAGGTGCTGGTCAACGTGCTGGTATGGCACATCGATGTCGGCGACTACGAGCGTGCCTTGCAGCTCGCGGCCTACGCCCTGGAACACCAGTTCACACTGCCGGATCGCTACAACCGGACTTTACCTACGCTGCTGCAGGATGATTTCGCCGGCGCCAGCCTGGGCGGCAAGTTGAAGGATGACCCGGCGCGCGCGGCCGACATCCTGCAGCAGGTGCTGGTCATGACGGGCAATGCCGATACGCCCGACCAGGCGCGCGCCAAGGTGCATAAGGCGTTGGGCCTGGCCCTGCTGGAGCTTGTCAACCAGGTGGACGCGGAAAACATCACGGACGCATCCGCAGACCGGGCGACGGCGGCGCATCAGCACCTTGCCCGGGCGAGCGAGCTGCACCAGGCGGCCGGCGTCAAGAAGGAAATCGAGCGACTGGAACGGCGGCTGAAGAAGTTCGCCGAGCCGGCCAAGTAAAGAGCACCCCACGGCGCAGGGGCGGCCCGGGACGGAAGCGACATTGTTCGTCGGAAGTCCTGGCCACCGCCCCCCACTATTTCCAAGACCATGAGCTATATCGACGACGTGCCCGTGACGGCCGGGCCGGTGGTTAAGGCCGACGTGAAGGCCATCACCAATGACGGATTCTTTCCTGATATCAGCATGCCGGCCATGCGCGACGCCATGCGGTTGGATTCGACGGTGACCGATGCGCGCCTGCGCCCGGCGCTGGTGGACGCGATCCTGTCAGCCAATCGGCTGCTGCGCGACTGGCAGGCAGGCCATCTGGCCACCGGAACCCTAACGCTGGAAGACGTGCCGGCACCGAAGGTGGACGGTGAAAGCCAGTATGTCGCGCTCTACCGACGCGCCGTCTACAGCTTCGCCAAGGCCGACATCTTCGAGAGCTATCGGGACTACGACACCACGGCCAGCGCGCTGACCGACAAGAAAAACATGGAATGGATGGACACGGCACCGGATGTGCAGCGGCGCAACGGCCATTGGGCCATCAATGACATTCTCGGGCGCACGCATGCGACCGTGGAGCTGATCTGATGGAAGTGCGCAGCCAGCAGGGCGACACACTCGATGCACTGGTGTTTCGCTACCTGGGCGCCAGTAGCGGCTATGTGGAGCAGGCGCTGGCGCTCAATCCTGCCCTGGCGGCATTGGGGGCCGTGCTGCCGGCGGGAACGGTAGTTGCGCTGCCCGCCGCGATGGTAGCGCCCAGCACCACGCAAGACAGCATCAGCCTGTGGGATTAACAACATGAATACCAGATTACTGACAAGGGGAAACCAAGTTATGGCAGCAGAATCCGCCGGCGGTATCGCAGCCATCCTGAAAATCTACGGCATCAAGGCCGTGCTCGGCATGGCCGGCGCCGCGCTGCTGTATATCGTGCTGCCGCCGCGCAATGCCGATGGCTCGTTCAACGAAAAGGAATTTGTGGTGCGCCTGGCCTGCGCCGGGGCGTTCTCCATCATGTTCGGCGACCTGGGGTTTTCGGTGCTGCTGCAGCATGTGCCGACGGTGGCCGCCGTGCTCGGGCCGAAGCCGGTCGATTTGATGGTGGGCGCGCCGGCCTGGTGGATCACCCGGGCCGTGGCCCTGTGGTTCCAGCGGCGCCAGGGCAAGGATATTGCCGAGCTGGCGCGTGACGTGAAGGAAACGCTGTGAACGCCACCGACAACCGCATGGCCTTCCTGGGCATGGTGCGCTTCTCTGAAGGCACGTCCAATTCGCCGACCACGCGCGACCGCGGCTATGACCAAATTGTCGGCCGCACCCGCTTTACCAGCTATGCGGACCATCCCCGCGTGCGCGTCTGGATTCCGCGCATCAAGAACTGGTCCACGGCGGCCGGTGGTTACCAGTTGCTGATGCGCTACTACGATATCTATCGCCAGCGACTCGGGCTGACCGGTTTCGGGCCGGACGTGCAGGACGCCATCGCCCTGCAGCAGATCAAGGAATGCCGGGCCTTGCCGGATATCGACGCTGGTCGCCTGGCCGACGCGATCGCCAAATGCAAAAACATTTGGGCATCCTTGCCGGGCGCCGGTTATGGGCAGTTCGAGCACCGCTATGTGGATCTCGAACAGGCCTTCATCCGGGAAGGCGGCGAAGCCATTGTGCTGCCGACACTGAAAACCAGCGAAGAGCTGCACCTGGCCTTCGTGGACGCCGGCGGGGTGTTGGCATGACGCTCACGGAATCATGGCGCGCGCGCCTGCGTGCCGGGTTCGGCGTCGGCTTGCTGGCGGTTGCCTTTGTTGCTGCCTGGACGGTACAGGGCTGGCGCAAGGATGCGGACATCGACCACCTGAAGGCCGGCATCGCCACGGCCAACCAGGCAGCGGCCGACGCCCGGGTCGAACGCACGCAGAAGGTCCTGCAGGCCGAGCGCGATGCCCGCGACGCCATCCAGGCCATCACCGACCGGCTCACCAATGAAAGGGATACTGCCCGCCATGAGAAAGACCTTTACATTGCTGGCGTGCGCAGCGGCGCTATCCGGCTGTCAGTCCCCGTCATCGCCGCAGTGCCAGCCGGACCCGGCTGCGCAGATTCCACCGCTGCCGGCGGACCTGGCCAGGAAGCGCGAGCCCAACTTACGCCAGCGGCAGCAGAGTTTCTTGACGACATCGCCAGCGAAGGCGATGACGCCATCCGACAAGCCAATGCCCTGATTGATGCCTACAACGCTCTGCGCGAGAAGCTGAATGTACAAGCCCAAGAACCTACGCGACTACCTGCGCAAGGCCATTAAGGACCTGGCGCAGAACCCGGACAAGCTGCACATCTTCATCGATGAGGGCGGCTCCCGCGCGACCGGCACGGCCGGCCTGTCCTTCGAGTATGAATATGTCCTGAACCTGATTTTGACCGACATCGGCCTAGATCTCGATCTGGTATTCGTGCCGCTGCTGGCCTGGATGCGGGTTCACCAGCCTGAGGCCTTCGCCAATCCTGAGAACGCCAAGAAGGCCGTGCGCTTCGAAGTAGACATGAACAGCGCCGAGTCCCTGGACCTGTCCATCAAGCTGGCGCTCACCGAGCGCACCATCGTGAAACGGCAGGACGGCGGCCGGCTGGAGATCCACCATGCGGCCGAGCCCCACATCACCCCGCCATTCGTTGATGATTTCTGGCAGCTCTACCAGGGCGAAAACCTGCTGGCAGAGTGGGACGTTCCAGCATTGCCATGAGCGACGATCTGCAACGCCTGGAAGAATGGGCCGGCGCCTTGATCGCCAAGGTGCAACCCGCGCAGCGGCGCCAGCTTGTGCGCCAGGTGGCCAACGAATTACGACGCGAACACGCCCGCCTGATCGCCCAGCAGGTGGCGCCGGACGGCACGCCCTACCCGGCGCGCAAGAATCGCAAGGAATTGCGTGGCAAGGCCGGGCGGATCAAGCGCCAGAAAGCGGCCATGTTCAGCAAGATGCGCACGAATACCTATCTGCAGGTCCAAGCGGACGCCAGCCAGGCATCGGTCGGTTTCTTCGGGAAGGTAGCGCGCATCGCGCGCGTGCACCATGAAGGTCTACAGGACAAAGTGGCGCCACGCGGACCGAGCTACAAATATCCGGCCCGACCTCTGCTAGGATTCACTACTTCGGACGAATTCCTGTTGAGAGAATGCCTTTTGCGGTATATCTCCCCTGGATCTTAAGTTTTAAACGCGATCAAAGCTAAAAAGGCCAAAGATGACATCGGAAAGCGCGAACGACTCACAAATCCTCGAACCTAAAAAACGTGACTATGAGAACGCACTCGCGGCAGTGCGAGGACACCTCAACGCGAATTCGGCCAATTACCAATACCACGAAGTGTGTGTGGTGGTAGAGAAGATTCTCACGATGCTTGTCGAAAGTTCACCAGATCCGTACTTCTACCCGTTCAAAAAGGGAACAATCTTTTACAGAAATTGGGCATACGGATTTTCCACTATGCAGCTGTTCAACCGACTTGGTACAGCGGAGGTAGATATTGAAACCCAGATCTTCTGGTTGTTCAGTTTTGTCTATGCTTACCGCCTAGAGTCTGTTCTACGGGCGAGTGGGCTCAATGATCTTGATGTCGCTGTCTTCTCCCTAGCTAAAAGGAGCGCATTTCCATCATTTGCCTCTGCCCAATTGGAAGTTTTTCGTGCCCGAATCACAGTGGCATTTTCCGTAGATCTTCAGCATGAAGTTCGCCAATCACTTCGGTCTGATACTGAAGCATCCGAAGCGCGCCTTGGAAAAATGGTTGGCTCTATAAAAAGCTGGGAAGAAAAACTTGACTACTGGAAGGATAAAACGACTGATCTAGCAAAACTTATCAAAGAGCAGCATGAAGACCTTAATTTTGTGGGGCTCTCTAAAGCTTTCTCAAATTTAATTGAAAAACGAACGACTGAACTAGCCAAAGCATCGAGATCGGTGAAGATTTTTGGTTTGGTCTCAATTGCGTTTCCTTTGAGTGCACTTCTGATAGGTGCGGTTTTTCATTCAAAAAATAATTTTGACTGGAGCTTTTTGACCTACGCCATTCCCTCTATCACAGTTGAGTTGCTGCTCTTGTACTTTTTCCGCATTGCACTGCGGAACGAATATTCGGTCAAAGCACAACTTCTTCAACTAGAGCTGCGCTATAGCGTTTGTGCCTTCATCCAGGGTTATGCTGACTTCGCAAAAAATGCTCGGGCCAGCGACGACGACAAGACGTTGGAGAAATTTGAAGCACTTGTCTTCAGTGGAATCACCGCAGATATTCAAAATATCCCGAGTCAATTTGATGGCATCGAACAACTGGTTTCGCTGATCAAGGGTATGCGGGGAAAAAACTAAGTCATTTGCTTTCCCACGGATATTCTCAGACTGGATCCGAGGGGGATGGTGGCTGAGCGCCAGTAACGCAGATATCAACCCACCGGATCGTGCCTTCCCGCGCGCGATCCGGCAACATGGGTTGCATGACGCCCGATCTCTCCGAACTCGTTCGCACCATCCCGAATTTGATCCGCACCGGCAAGATTGCCGAGATCAACGCGGACAAGGTGCGCGTGCGCTTGTCGCCCTCGTTGCTGACCACCTGGCTGCAGTGGATCGCGCTGCGTGCCGGTGATGTCATCGACTGGTGCCCGCCGTCCATCGGCGAGCAGGTCATCGTCTTTTCGCCTAATGGCGATCTGACGCAGGGTAAGGTGCTGGCCGGCCTGTTCTCGGCCGAGTCGCCCGCCCCGCAAACCTCCCTCAAGATCCGCTCCATCCACTACCCTGACGGCGCCGTGGTGCTCTACGATTTCGGCAAGCACTCGCTGTCGGCCATCCTGCCGGCGGGCAGCTCGGCACTGGTCAAGGCTGATGCGGTGACCGCCGATGCACCGCAAACCACCTGCACCGGCGACGTGACCATCAGGGGAAATCTGGTGGTGGAGGGCTTCAGCGCCTTGAACAACGGCGCCAAGGTTCAGGGCGGCGACGGTGGCGCAGCGATGGTCATCGAGGGTGATGTAACGGCCACCGGTGACGTGAAGGCCGGCAATATCAGCCTGCGCAATCACCCGCACGGCGAAGTCAAGCGCGGCGACGAGAAGTCGGGAGCGCCGCTGCCATGATTGCCATGAACGCCACCACCGGCCGCCGCATGTCGCTGCTGGATCACATCCGGCAATCCGTGCGCGACATCCTGATGACACCGCTAGGAACCCGCATCTGCCGCCGGGGCTACGGCTCGGAAATCCCCGAGTTGATCGACCAGCCGCTGAACGGCGTGACCGTCATGCGTATCTATGCCGCCGTCGCCTACCGCCTGGCCCTGTGGGAGCCGCGTATCTCGCTGTCGTCGGTGAATCTCAACCGTGACGCAAGCGGCGCCGTCTCCGTTGTCCTGCAGGGCGTCACGAACGGCGCGGCCGTCGAATTCTCCGTGCAGGTGCGCCAGGGGACCGTGCAATGAGTTCGCCCATCGACCTGACCCTGTTGCCGGCGCCACAGGTGCTGGAAACCCTGGACTTCGAGACCATCTTTGCCAATCGCAAGGCGGCCGTCCTCGCGCTGCTGCCGAAAGACGAACGCGAGGCCGCCGCCAATGTGCTCTCCCTGGAATCCGAGCCGGCCACCAAGCTGCTGCAGGAGAACGCCTATCAAGAGCTGCTGCTGCGCAATCGTGTCAACGATGCCGCCAGGGCCGTCATGCTGCCATTCGCCATCGGCCCGGACCTCGACCAGATTGGCGCTAACACCAACGTCAAGCGCCTGGTGCTGGTCGAGGCCGATCCAGATGCCTCGCCACCGGTGGCCGAGGTGCTGGAGGGCGACGACGCCTACCGCCTACGCATTCAGGAAGCCCCTGACGCGCTTTCAACGGCTGGCCCTCGCAACGCCTACGAGTTCCATGCCCGCAGCGCTGACGGCCGCGTGCTGGACGCGCGCGCCGTCAGTCCGGCACCGTGCGAAGTCGTGGTAGCGGTCCTGGCCAACTCGGACGACTGGCAGGCGCCGGCCGACCTGCTGCAGGCCGTCGATGACGCTCTGTCGGCCGAGGATGTCCGGCCGCTGGGCGATCTGGTATCGGTGGTGCAGGGCCAGGTCACGGACTATGTGCTGGAAGCGGTGGTGTATGTCGAGAAAGGCCCCGAGGCCCCCATCGCCTTGAATGCCGCCCGGGCGAATGCGGCGGCCATGTCCAAGCCGCTGCGCCCGCTTGGCTTTAGCGTCTATCGCAATGCCTACGTGGCCGCACTGAAGGTCGAGGGCGTGCGCAATGTCTTCGTGAAGTCGCCGGCCGCTGACATTCTGTGCGGGCGCACGCAGGCCGCCCGCTGCACCGGCATCAAGATCACCGCCGAGGTGCTGGAAGAGGTGGACGATGTATAACCCGGTCCCCACCTTGCCGCCGAACACCACGCCCTTAGAGCGTGCGCTGGCCCGCGCCTGCGCCGCCCTGGCCGATACCCCGGTGCCGATTCGAGACCTGTGGAATCCTGACCGCTGCCCGGTGGATCTGCTGCCTTTCCTGGCCTGGTCCTTCTCGGTCGACCGCTGGGACGATACCTGGCCGGAATCGGTAAAGCGCGGCACGATCAAGGCCGCCCGCTACATCCACCAGCACAAGGGGACCATTGCCGCCGTGCGCGGCGTGGTCGAGTCACTGGGCTACGTCATCAAGATCACCGAATGGTGGCAGACCGTGCCACGCGGAACGCGCGGGACGTTCGCGCTCGAAGTTGGCGTGTTGGAGACCGGCATCACGGATGAAATGTTCCAGGAAATGGAGCGGCTCATTGACGACGCCAAGCCGCTGTCCCGCCATTTGACCGGCTTGCGTATCCATCTGGAAAGCCGGGGACAGATTTATGTCGGCGCCTACGCGCAGTTTGGCGAGGCCATCACGGTCTATCCCTGGTCGCCTGACAGCATCGAGACAACCGGCGGGCCGTTCATTGGCTGCGCCACTCACATCATCGAAATCATGAGCATCTACCCATGAGCACCTATTTTTCTATTCCTACCGAAATTGGCGAGGCCAGGATTGCCAATGCCCTGGCGCTGGGCATCCCGCTGAAGTTGACGCACATGGCCGTGGGTGATGGCAATGGCGTCGTACCTGTGCCGGATCGCAAGCAGACCGCTCTGATCAAAGAGCAGCGCCGCGCGCCCATCAATACGCTGGACAAGGATCCGAAGAACGCCAGCCAGATAATCATCGAGCAGGTGTTGCCGGCTGACGTGGGCGGCTGGTGGGTGCGTGAAATCGGCATCTTCGACGATGCTGGCAACCTGTGCGCGGTGGCAAACTGCCCACCCAGCTACAAACCAGTGTTGGCTGATGGCGCCGGCAAGGACCAGGTCGTGCGCGTCGTCCTGCTGGTATCGAGCACCGCCGCCGTGGAACTGAAGATCGATCCCGCCGTTGTGCTGGCCACCCGCAAATATGCGGATGACGCCATCGTGGCCTATGCGGCGCCCAAGGGCCATACGCATGCCGATCTGGCTCCCCTGAAATCGCCGGCCCTTACTGGCCAGCCGACAACGCCCACCCCAGGCGCTGGCGCCGATGCTGGCCAGATCGTCAACATCGAATATGTCGCCGGCGTCATTGCCCAGGCCATGGCGGGAGTGGTCCCGTTTCTGACCGCCATTCCAACAAAGAAGCTGGTCGATGTGGTGATGGTCAAGGGTATTGGCCTGATGGAATGGACGGACGTCGCCGGTACCGGCGAATTCCACGGCTATCGCACCTTGCGCTGCGGTGCGCTGGAGTTCGGTACCACGGCCGCCCCGCGCGGCTACGAGGCCGACATTGTGGGCGGCCTTGGTTCAAAGGCCACCCAAGGCTCCATTTGGGCCTGGGCGCAGCAGCAAGGCCTTACCGTGGCCGCTGCCAGCTGGAAGACTGGGGAATTCAAATTTGCGGACGTGGATGCAAACAACTTCCGTTTCCCGGATCTGCGCAAGATCTTCCCGCGCTTCGCCGGTACCGATGCCGACACCGGCCTGGCCAGTGCAATCGGTTCCACCAAGGCCGACACGATCCGCTCTCACCGGCACCAGCAAACATCGGACACCCTGACCGGCACTACCGGCAATTCCGGCCGTTATGCAGACGGCGGCGGCAACCTGCCCTCCAGCAACTACACCCTTTATTTCGGCAGCGGAGAAACCGCGCCGATGCATACCAACTTTGCCCCACGTATTCATATCTGACCATGACACCGACCATTTGCTATCAGACCGATGACCACGGCATTTTCCTCCACCAGGTAGACGCTTACCCCTTCCCGCTGGAAGACCGACTCAACGTGCCTTTCATGGCGGTCCAAGTGGAGCCGCCCGACGTGCCGGAGGGGCACCGCGCCCGCTGGGCGTCCCCGTTCCAGCCGATGGACCCCGAGTATGACACCGCCGGCGAATGGATCATCGAAGAAATCCCGGCGCCGCCAGAGCCGGCCGAGGATCCGGCCGCAGAACCAGCCGCCGAGCCGACCACCGAGCTGACCGACGAATCCCCGGCGCAAGCCTAATCCGAACCCACTAGGAGCTATCAATATGGCAGCTGATTACCACCATGGCGTGCGCGTCATCGAAATCAACGAAGGTACGCGCCCCATCCGCACCATTTCCACGGCCGTCATTGGCGTGATCGTCACGGCCGACGACGCCGATGCAGCCACCTTCCCCCTGGACACCGCCGTCCTGATCACCAATGTCGTGGCCGCGCAGGCCAAGGCCGGCAAGAGCGGTACCATGCGCCGCGTACTGGAAGCTATCGCGGCCCAGGCCAAGCCCCTGGTGGTGCTGGTGCGCGTGGCGGAAGGCGCCGACGAAGCCGAGCAGACCAGCCTGGTTATTGGCGGCGTCTCGGCCGAGGGCCGCTATACCGGCGCCAAGGCATTGCTCGCCGCGCAGGCCAAGTTGGGCATCAAGCCCCGTATCCTGGGCGCGCCGGGCCTGGACACCAAGGCGGTGACCAATGCGCTGGCGTCTATCGCGCAAACCATGCGCGCCTTCGTCTACGCTTCGTGCTGGAACTGCGCCACCGTGGTGGCGGCCACCGCGTACCGCTCGGAGTTCGGGCAGCGCGAGATTATGTTGATCTGGCCGGACTTCGTGTCCTGGGACACGACCACCAATGCGGACGCCAGCATCTCGGCCGTGGCCTATGCATTGGGCATGCGCGCCAAGATCGACGAGCAAACCGGCTGGCACAAGACTCTATCCAACGTGGTGGTGAACGGCCCCACCGGCATCAGCCGTGACGTGTTCTGGGATCTGCAGGACCCGGCCACGGACGCAGGCGTGCTCAATGCCAAGGAAGTGACCACCCTGATCAACATGAGTGGCTATCGCTTCTGGGGCTCGCGCACCTGCGAAATCCAGGGCGGCTACTTCCCCTTCGAGAACTACACCCGCACCGCGCAGGTGCTGGCCGACACTATCGCCGAGGCCCACATGGTCTATGTGGACTTGCCGATGACGCCTTCGCTCGTCAAGGATCTGGTGGCCAGCATCAATGCCAAGTTCCGGTCCCTGAAGGCCAGCGGCTACATCATCGACGGTGAAGCCTGGTTCGATGAGCAATTCAACGACAAGGACACCCTCAAAGCCGGCAAGCTCACCATCGACTACGGCTACACCCCGGTCCCGCCGGTGGAGAACCTGCTGTTCCAGCAGCGCATTACCGACCAGTACCTGGCCGACTTCGCCGCTCGCGTCGCGGCGTAATGGATGGGCGGCCGGCTCGGCTGGCCGCCTGACCGAACCCAATTCATAGGAGCAAGACATGGGCATGCCCAGCAAACTGAAGGATTTCAACCTGTTCGAGAACGGCATCAGCTATGCCGGCCGCGCCACCGAAGTGACCTTGCCGAAGCTGTCGCGCAAGATGGAGGAATACCGCGCCGCCGGCATGTCCGCGCCGGTCTCGGTGGACCTGGGCCAGGAGGCCATGCAACTGGAATGGACCGCCGGCGGCCTGGTCAAGGAAGCATTGAAGCAATACGCGGCCAAGTCGCACGGCGCCGTGCAATTGCGCTTTGCGGGCGCCTATCAGAGCGATGATGATGCGGCTGTGCAAGCCGTCGAAGTCACGGTGCGTGGCCGTTACAAGGAAATCGATATGGGCAATGCCAAGGCGAGCGACGACACCTCGCACAAGTTCAGCATGCCCCTGAGCGCCTACAAGCTCACCATCGATAACGAGGTGATCTTCGATTTCGACTTCATGAACGGCATTGAGATCGTTGGCGGCGAAGACCGCCGCGCCGACATTCGCAAGGCCATCGGCCTGTAATGGCCAGGCGGTCACCCGCCGCCTGCCTTCCCCAATTTCCAATCTGATAAGGACACAACATGACCACCGCAACCGCTCCCAAAATCGAATCCGTCGTTATCGAGCTGGACGAACCGCTGACGCGCGGCAATACCCAAATCACCGAGCTGACCTTGCGCCGCCCCAAGTCCGGCGCCCTGCGTGGCGTCAGCCTGATGGACCTCATGAATATGAACGTGAGCGCCCTGCAGGTGGTGCTGCCGCGCATCAGCGAACCCGCCTTGACGCAGTTTGATGTCGCCGCCATGGATCCGGCCGACCTGATCAAGTGCGGCATGGAGGTCTCGGTTTTTTTGGCACCGAAGGCGGACCGAGCCTTGGTCTCCCAATCGAAGTAGAAGACGCCATGGCCGACATCGCGACGGTGTTCCACTGGCAACCGGCCGCGATGGACGACCTGGAACTGGCAGACCTCATGAAGTGGCGCGAGCGCGCCCGAGTGCGAAGCGGGGCAGAGTAAATGGCAAATGAACTGAAAATGCAGGTGGTCTTCTCCATGATGGAGAAAATCACCGCCCCGCTGAAGAAGATCGCCGGCGGCGCCCGTGACACCGGCAAGGCACTGAAGGACACCAGCGACCGCCTGCGCGATCTGAACAAGCAGCAGAGCGACCTCAACGGCCTGCGCGAGCTGCACCAGGGCATGCGCAAGACGAATGCCGAATTGGCCACCGCGCAGCAGCGTGTCGCCGAGCTGGCAGCCAGGATGAAGGCCACCGAGAATCCGACCCGGGCTCTGACGCGCGAATTCAATGCGGCGGTGCGCAGTGTCAAGTCGCTGCAGGACGCCAGCGAGCGGCAAGGCACGCAGTATCGTGCCCTGCGCGAGCGTCTGGCCGATGCAGGTATCGGCTCGCGCCAGCTCGCCAATGCACAGACCTGGCTCAAGAACAGCATCGCCGCCACCAATGCCGAATTGGCCGACCAGCAGAAGAAGCTGGCCGCCAGCCATCGTCAGCAGCAGGTCATGGCCAATGCCCGCCAGCGCGCCGACAAGCTGCGCAGCACCGCCGGCGGCCTGGCAGCGGCCGGCGTGGGCGCCACGGCCAGCGGCGCCGCCATGGGCGTGCCGGTACTGGCCGGCCTGAAAGAGGCCAAGCACTACGAGACCGAGAACGGCCGCGTGCGCGCGCTCGGCCTGGGACCGGCCGCCACCGCCGAGGCGATCAAGTTCGCGCGCGACATGAAGACCTACGGCACCAGCCAGCTCGACAACCTGCAATTGCTGCGCGACGGCATCACGGCCTTTGGTGATACGCACCACGCCGAGATGGTCGCGCCCATGATGGCCAAGATGAAATTCGGCAATCACGCCTTCTATGGGGAGGCCGAGGGCGCCGAGAATGAACGCAAGTTCATGGACATGCTGAAGGTCATCGAAATGCGCAACGGCACCAAGGACATTGGCACGTTCTCCAAGCAGGCCAACATGGTGCAGCAGGTGTTGACCGCCACCGGTGGCCGGGTCGGCCCCGGTGAGTGGCTGAATCTGATCAAGACCGGCGGTATCGCGGCAAAGGGGCTCAAGGACGAATCCTTCTATTACCAGATGGAATCCCTGGTGCAGGAAATGGGCGGCAACCGGGTCGGTACCTCGATGATGAGTGCTTACCAGAACCTCTACCAGGGCCGCACCACCAAGCGTTCTATCGGCATGCTGGCGGACCTGGGCCTGATCGGCGACCAGTCCAAGGTCAAGCATGACAAGGCTGGCCAGGTTTCGTTTCTGAATCCTGGCGCCCTCAAGGGCGCGGACCTGTTCCGCGAGAACCAATTCGAGTGGATGGAAAAGGTTCTGTTGCCGCAACTGGCCAGCAAGGGCATCACTGACGAAAAAGGCATCCTCGATGCTATCGGCGGGATCTTCTCGAACCGCACGGCCGCGCAGCTCTTCTCCACCATGTACCAGCAGCGCGCGCAGATCCACAAGAACGAGAAATTGAACCGGGGCGCCGCCAATATCGACGAACTCGACAAGCTCGGGCGCGACACGGCCAGCGGCAAGGAACTGGAAACCCTGGCCAAGGTGGCCGATTTGAAACTGGAGCTGGGCACCAAGATCTTGCCGCTCTACGCCTCCGGGCTGCAGATGGCTACCAATGCTGTCCAATCGCTCACCGGCTTCATGGAGCGCAATCCGGCCACCGCCAAGGCCATGATCGTGGGATTGTCCGCCATCGCCGCCATCATGGTGGTGATGGGGCCGCTGATGCTGGCCCTGGCCTCTGTCATCGGTCCGTATGCGATGCTGCATGTCCTGTTCGCCAAGATCAGCCTGCAGGGCAACTTGCTCATGCCGATCCTGCGCGGAATCGGGACCGTCTTCATGTGGCTGGGGCGGGTGTTCCTGATGAACCCGATTGGCCTGGCGGTGACCGCCATTGCCGCTGCCGCCTATCTGCTGTACCGGAATTGGGAACCGATCGCCGGATTCTTCGGCAACCTGTGGCAGCAGGTGCGCGGCGCCTTCTCGGGCGGCCTGGCCGGGGTGGCCGCGTTGATCGTGAATTGGTCACCGGCAGGACTGTTCTACCAGGCCTTTGCCGCCGTACTAGGCTGGTTCGGCATCGAGCTGCCAGCCAAATTTACCGAGTTCGGCGCCATGATCCTGCGCGGCCTGGTCAATGGCATCACCAGCGGGCTAGGCGCAGTCAAGGATGCCGTGCTGGGCGCCGGCGCCAGTGTCATAGGCTGGTTCAAGGAAAAGCTCGACATCCATAGCCCGAGCCGTGTCTTTGCCGAGCTGGGCGACTACACGATGCAGGGCCTGGCGGTGGGCTTGAATCGTGGCCAGGACGGGCCGCTGTCTACTGTCAGCAACCTGGCCGGCAAGCTGGCCAGCGCCGGCGCGGCCGTGGCCATTGGCGCGAGCAGCATGCCGGCGATGGCCTTCGATAGCCGCCCGCCAATCAGCGCCGGCAGCGCACAGCCCGTCGTCTACCAGGGCGACACCGTGCAGATCATCATCCAGCCTGCGCCCGGCATGGATGAGCAGGCCATCGCCCGTGCGGTGGCCGCCGAGCTGGACCGCCGCGACCGCATGAAGGCGTCACGCCAACGCTCGAACCTCGCCGATTGGGATTAAGGAAAAAATCATGATGATGGTCTTGGGAATGTTCGTCTTCAGCCTGCCCACGCTGGCCTATCAGGAGCTGCAGCGGCAGACGCAATGGAAGTTCGCGGCCAATTCGCGCGTGGGCCGGCGCGATGCGCTGCAGTACACCGGCAAGGGGGATGACGCCATCACCCTGTCGGGATGGATTGCGCCGGAGCTGACCGGTAGCGCGTTCTCGTTGGATGCCCTGCGCCTGATGGCCGATACTGGCAAGAGCTGGTTCCTGATCCAGGGAACGGGGCGCATCTATGGCTCCTACGTCATCGAGAGCATGGACGAAGGACGCACGGTGCTGGATGGCGACGGCGATGCCAAGCGCATCGAATTCACCATCAAATTGAAGCGCACCGACGATAGTGTGCTGTCGTCGCTGGGCCTGGGCGATATCTCGGATCTGCGCAATATGGTCGACATCGATGGCCTGACGAACAGCATCGCCGACAAGGCGCGCGATGTGGTCGGCAGCGCCATCGATGGCGTCAAGAGTACGGTCGGCGGCATCGCCGGTAAGATCGGCGGGGCCGGCCAATGACCACAATCGCACCAGCCTTCCGCATCGTCATCGAGGACAAGGACATCAGCCGCCCGGTCTCGGACAGGCTCATGAGCATCACTCTGCGCGAATGCCGGGGCGACGAGGCGGATCAACTGGACATCGAACTGGACGACTCTGACGGCAAGCTGAAGATCCCGCCCAAGGGTGCCAAGCTGAATTTTGCGCTCGGCTGGCTGGGCTCGCCCCTGGTGGACAAGGGCGCGTTCGTGGTCTCCGAGGTGGAGCACAGCGGCGCACCGGATCGGCTCACCATCCGCGCCAGGTCGGCCAGCATGATTGACGCGTTTCGCCAGCAGCGTGACCGCAGTTTCCATGAGACCACGCTCGGCGCGGTAGTGGATGCCATCGCCGCCGGCAATGGCCTGGCGTCCGGCATCTCGGCCGGCCTGCGCGGCATCGCCATCAAGCACCTTGACCAGACGCACGAAAGTGATTCGGCGCTGCTGCGCCGCCTGGGCAAGAAATATGATGCCGTGGCCACGGTGAAGAATGACACGCTGCTTTTCATGCCGATCAATGAGAGCCGCACCGCCAGCGGCAAGCCCCTGCCGGTGGTCAAGGTGGTCCGTGCGCTGGGGGACCAGCATCGATATCACAGCTCGGAATCGGATGCCTATAGCGGCGTGCGCGCCTTCTGGATGGATGAGAAATATGGCCGGCGCCGCAGCGTCGTCGCTGGCCAGGCCGGCAACAGCAAGCGCTTGCGCACCACCTTTGCGAATGAGGCCGATGCACGCACAGCGGCGGCAGCGGAGTGGCAGCGCATTGAGCGCGGCCTGGCCACCTTCGAAATGCAGCTTGCGCTTGGCGATGCCAGCATCATGCCGCAATCGCCTGTCGTGGTCTCGGGATTCAAGCCAGATATCGACGCCACGGAATGGCTATCGAAGACCGTCACGCACTCGATCAGCGGCGGTGGCTTTACGACGCGCATCGAGTTCGAAACCAAATCGGAGCAAGCCGATACCGAGCGCGAGCTGGATCACGATCCTGAAGAAGGCATCACGGGCGTAAAGGCGGAGTGGTATGACAAGGCAAAAAAGAAAAACAGCAAGGGCACCGAGCTGGCAGGCAAGGCCGACAATGCCAAGACACTGAAACGGACCTATGCCACCAAGCAAAGTGCCGCTCGCGCCGCCGCGTTGGAGTGGGCGAAAATCAAAGAGGTACGCGACATCATCGCAGAGAATAATGCTGACTAGCGTCCGTACTAAATCAGCCCCCACATCATCAGCTTTTCATTCCAGGCCTCGACGGCATCATTTGCGACTTGAAGGCCATCAAGAGTGCGCGCGCCATGATGAATTTCAACAGCTAATAGCCACCCATCACCTGTAAGACTATCTCGGCCAGATGCGGTCCCCAAAATTGGAATGATTCCGCTCTTAGTCTTCCGGGTCAGTTTAAAGTGTTTGGCCAAATTGGCGATATCGGCCAATAGCGCTAGTCTCAAATCACTTTCGAGTGCTGACTCGATTGTTTCGCGCTTCATTCCGAGGACTGGCGCTGCCTCATTTAGAGCATCTTTGAGGTGATAGGTATCAATCAAAAAAGAAAGCAATCGATCACGCCAGGCGAAAATTAATTCACGGCTCATCACCTCAAAATTTGGGGTCGAAATAGCTGTGAATTCGCGTTGAATTTGCTCCCAACGGGCTTTCCAATCTCGCGCCTGGTTTCCGGGAATCAGCATCGCAGAAGCCGTCTCCGAAATTGCGATTGACTCGACTATGGATACACCAATATGCAGCGCAGTGGCGCCACAAACTATGCATGGCGGCCTCTCAATCGAGGAGGCAAGCTCAGATGGGCTGATTGATCCACATTGCGAACACGTTACGGCATTCATTCCATTCCCTTCAGCGGTGCTATCACTTCGTCCTAGCCCAGCCTACAGACCGTCCATCGGTAGCGGCAATGCACTCCTTCAAGACGCCGCCGGCCGCCCTGATCGTGCTGCCAGCGGAATATGGTTTACCTTCGAAGAGGCAATGCACATCGGTCGCCGATACATCGCCCGGCGCTGGCATTTGATATAGCAACCACGCGCACGATAGCGCTAAGACAAGAACCAATATCCACTGCGCAAATATGGTTCGCTGTGAGCGAGAGAAGGACGCATCTTTTTCGGTGCATGCTGCACAGGCGGCGCGATCGTGAACGGGTAAGACAGAGGGAGAAGGTACCTCGCTAGAAGATTTCACGCCGGCCTTATCGGTGCCAGCAGCAATCCAATCTTCTAGTGTTTTTTTGACTGTCATGTAGTGCTCAATCGGCAGTTCTCGGAAATACCGGATTCCAAAATCCTCGATGAAAATCTTGTAGATTTCGATTTCTTCATCGCCGCAAATTGCGGACCATTCCCTTACCAGTACCTTGATTCTTCTTCGTTGGTATTCGGTAATTCGTTGCACTTCCTTTTTGGACTCATTCAGGTGCAGGTTTACGACATTACTAAGACGTGCGCCCTCATTCACATCGCCTATTACTGCCTGTCCTACTTCCCCATGGAAGTCATTTTTTTCCGACATGTAAAACCCAGCTTTTTTCTATTTTGCAATTTCAATTGCTTTTGTCACTAAAGCCCCATGCATGCCCCCGCATAACATGGTGCTATGCCACGCCTACTTTTTTTTGCGTCCTACATTGATGGTTTGTGGCGCCGTAATGTCGCCAGTGATTTGCTGGCCGACCGAGCCGTGGAATGTCACAGTAGGACCTGTCTTTGATGGTGCCGGAGGCTCATTGGCACTAGTCGCACCCTCGATTACTCCAAGGACCCGAGCCTTGGTTCGAATATCCAGGGAGCGATAGCCATTTAACAGCTCGGCTTCATCGTCAGAAAGGGTAGCCGTCGATGGAGTCCCGGTGAACAAGAAAAGCACATCAATTCCTGCGTCCGATATGCGCTGAAGATACTCAGAATCTGGCTTCCTTGCGCCGCTTTCATAGTTGAGCTGGGTATCTCTTGTCACACCGCCAAGCTGAGCGAACTTCTCCTGATTTAGCCCCAACCGCTTGCGCTCGGCTTTGAGACGCGCCTTAAAATCTTCCATATGCCCACAAATATGTTTGACATGTGGGCGAATGCCCACTATATTCTCGTCATTGCTAAGTGACGTACACAAATATTAACCCATGAGCACACAAGACACCGCCCAAGCTGGTGCAGGGGACAACAGTTCCCTGCCTGTAACGCTCCGTCTGACCGCCGAGGAAATCGAGAAAGCGCAAGTTCTCGCCCGGCAAGATCATCGCACCCGCGCCGCATTCATCCGCGTGATGTTCCTGCGCGGATTGGCCGCCTACGAAAAAGAACTCCAATCCGCAACCGCCTGACCAGGGGAACAGCCATGTATCCAGATCCGAATCGCATTCGTCAGAATCGTCACATGGTCCGCCTGGACGCTTACGAGCAAGCTATTGTCGAGGCCTTGGCCAACTACCAGGGCGAGCCGGTATCTACCGTCATCCGCCAGCTCGCCATGCGCAAAGCCGAAGAGCTACTGCCGGCCAGCACCATTGGTAGCGTAAATGCCGCTGCTCGATAAACCAAGGCATCAATAGGCAACTTTTGAGCAGCTCAAAAATGCAGGCCAATGAAACCGTGACCCACAATGACGAAGACGCCCACCTTGAGGCGCTCCGCATAAGCCAGGGACTCGATACGATTGAGCAGACCCTCGAATGGCTCGTCAAGACGACGATTCGCGAAAACGTCAAACGTATTACCGGCAGGGGCCGGGCGCTGTATGAGGTCAAGGGGAAAGACACACCATGCGAGTAATCAGCCTTCCATGCCCGCACTGCCAAAGCCCAGTGCGTGCTGCGAAAAGTCGCACCATGTCGTCGATGATGAAAGAAATCACGTACCAGTGCCAGAACGTCGAATGCGGCCATACCTTCATCGCCACGCTTGAGGTCGCTCGCACCGTGTCGATGTCTGCCATGCCGAATCCAGAAGTGCGCATCCCGATTTCCTCGCGCGCATTTCTGGCCGCCAAGAACCAGATGACGCTAGACCTCGCGACCGCCTAAGCGGCCGTTCAACTCCCGATAAATCAGTGCCTGTCGTGCGCCGTTTGGCGCACGCGGGATTCGCTCACCCTAAAAAATCATGGCCACGATTACCGATCAGCAAAAAGCCATCAACGCACTCACATTGACCCGGCTTCGCATGGACGAGGATCTGCAGGAATTCCGCTGCGCGCAGCGCATGTTGTCGCACAAAGCCGTGCTCAATGACGGCCTGCGTTGGAATGTGATTTGGGAAGGTAAGAACGCCATTTCGCAGCGCATCGCGGCTCGACTGCAGCGCATCGATGGCCTGCTGGGGGAATGGTGATGCGCACCGTACTGGCTTATTGCATCGCGGGCTTGCTGTTGCTGGCACCGGCTGTGCTGTCGGCGCTTGGCTTGGTGAAAGGTTGATCATGCGCTGCGCCCGTATCAAGGACCATGCGTCGTTCCGTCCCGTCACGGATCTGCTGCGCGAGCGCGCGGCACAATCGCCTACGCCGCCAGGCGATGAGGCAGCGCTGGCAGAGCTGGAAAAGGCCATGACGCTACTACGCACCCGAAAGGCGCCTAACAACCAGCTCGGCGTCGCGTATTCCTGGGCGGCCACGGCCAGGCCGGTTCGTCGCCACATTCTGAGCCTGGCCGGCCTGTCACCTGACCGCTGGGAATCTCCTATCCACTCATTCACCGAAGCCGAACGGCTGGCAATGCGCCAGGCGGTGCTGCGCGCCATCTCGACCTATGAAAGAGCACTCAATGCAGTATAAGAAAGTCGATGCGAAGACGCGCCGCCAGCACAAGGCCTTCGTCGAATCCCCTCAATTCGCCCGTGAACTGGATCGCATCCCCCTGAAGTGGCGCGGCCGTGTTGTTAGCCAGGCGCTGGAACTAATGTCGATATGGCACTGGCGCAAGATCTTCGAGCCGGTGGCGCTCGATTTCGTGCGCGACTTCGCCGACCAGTATGTGCCGGCTGGCATTGACCTGTCCCAAGACGATGCTGAAATCTGCGCGACCGCAGAGAGGGCCGCCGAGAACGTCAAGAAGATGCTGTGGAAGGCGATTTCCGACACGAACGCCCGCGACATCATCGAGCAGGAATGCAGCGATTACGGCATCGATGTTCCAGAGGTCGACGACGATGATCTGCGCGCCATCATCGCGCGCGTAGTGGATCCGCGCTGGTGGCGTCGGCAGTTGCGCAAGGTGGTTGGCCGTGCCTTCGAGGGCGGCAATATTCGCCTGGGCTATGTCCACTATCACGGCGAGCCCTATGCCAGCAATGATGCTGTGCTGTCGCGTCTGGCGCAGAACAAACGCAATGCAGCGGCCCTTGAGGCCACCATGGTGCGCAATGAGGTGGGCCAGGAATTCAGCATTGCCGAGCTGGCCGAGAAGACCACCGCGAACAAGACCATTCGGCGCGGCGAGCTCATGTTGCGCATCAACGGCTTCGAGATGATCGCCCGCGAGTGCAAGGACGAAGGACTGTTCCTCACCTGGTCGTGCCCGTCGCGCTTCCACGCGACACTGCATAGCGGCAAGCCCAATCCGAAATACGACGGATCGGACCCGCGCGCGGCCAATAAGTACCTTGGCAAGATGACTGCGCTGGCACGCTCGGCGCTGGCTCGGCGCGGTATCGGGCTCTACGGCTTTCGGATTGCCGAACCACATCACGATGGTTGCCCGCACTGGCACATGCTGGTGTTCGTGCGTCCCTTGCCGGGTTACACCACGCCACATGTTAAGGACGTGGCAGGCCGTGCCGTGCGCGTCATGAAGCGCTACGCCTGGCGCGTGGACCGTGGCGAACCCGGGGCCTTCAAACGTCGGCTCGACGTGAAGCGCATCGACTGGTCGAAGGGCAGCGCCGCCGGCTACATCGCCAAGTATGTGGCCAAGAACATTGATGGCGTGGCCGACCACAAGACCAAGGAAGGCTACGTGGTCACCACCGATACCGCCGGGGACTATGAGCTGACCCCATCTGCCCGTGTGGAAGCTTGGGCCGCGCGCTGGGGCATCCGCCAGTTTCAGCAATGGGGCGGCGCGCCTGTGAGCGTTTGGCGCGAGCTGCGCCGCGTGCCTGAAGACATGGTGCAAGAGGCCCCACCGGCTATGGCCGCTGCCTGGGATGCGGTGCAGAAGGTCGAGGGCGAGAAGCGCGCATGCTGGGCGAGCTACCTGCGCGCGCAGGGCGGTGCCATCGTGAAGCGCGACGATTTGATGATTACCCTGGCCAAGGAAGCCAAGACCGTAACCGGCCGCTATGAAGAGTGCGAGCGCGTCATGCCCTATGGCGTGCAGTGCCGCCAGATGGCCGGCGTGGTTTTCAAGTCAGTTCGCCACACATGGACGCCAGTTCAAGGAAACGACGCCCGCGCATCGGCGGGTTCGGGGTTCCCTTGGACTCGTGTAAATAACTGTACGCAGCCCGCTGGGACTGACTTTGCGGCTGATACGTCCTTCGCACCGAGGGCGGCACCGGTGCCGGTCATGTTCCAGCCGGACCAGGCCGCGCAGATTGAGCATGCCTGGCTGGCGCTGGGCGCATGTCCCTGGCCACGGCCGGCTGTCGATGACTGGCCCGCGTGGCCGGCACCAGGCATGACGGCGGACGAACAGCGCCGCGCGCTGGCCTCATGGGACGCCATCAAGGCATGCCCCTGGCCGCGCATGGTGCCGGTGCCGGACAAGTCACCGCGTCACGGTACTGCTCGCCAGGTGGCCGACTGGCGCGCCGGCCGGCTTGATGTGACCGAACTTCCGATTGATCCCAACCCAACGAAAGGGAACGCCCCATGACCGCGTTTCGTGTCGTCGTGCGCACTGCCAGCGCCCGCCATTCCTACACCGCCATAGCAGCCCATAGCTGCGACGCGATCGCCGCCGCCGTCGATCGCTTTGGCGTGTGCTCTGTTACGGCCACCAAGGAGAAGAAGCAATGAATGCACCTGTGAAATTTGATGTGACCGCCACCACCAGCAGCAAGCCGCGTGACTTCGTGATGCAGCCACCGCAGTCCCTGGACCGCGTCACGTTCAACACGCCCGACGATGGCGTGCTGGCCGGCTATGTGTCGGTCATTCGTCAGCACCTGGGCAACGGCGAGCGATTCGCCTGGGTCGAGCTCGACAACGAGCCGGCCGGGCTGTTTCGCGGCGTGCCGCTGGCGGACATCATCACGTGCGATGAGGCCGGGGGGGAGCGCCGTCTTGCAGTCGGCAATGGCGCGTCACGACGCCTTTGCCTAGCTGACTACAGTGGCAACTTGCTGAGTCCGGACAAAGTCCCGATGGAGGCTTGATGTCGGGCGCCTATTACAACGAAATCGACCCGTTCGCGGCAGCATGGCTGCGCGAGCTCATCAAGGGTGGCCACGTAGCCGCGGGAGAAGTAGATACAAGGAGCATTGAGGATGTACGGCCTGACGATTTACGAGGATTCGAACAATGCCATTTTTTCGCCGGCATCGGCGGATGGTCTCTCGCGCTTCGCCGCGCAGGCTGGCCAGATGATCGACCTGTTTGGACCGGTTCCTGTCCGTGCCAACCTTTCTCCACGGCTGGCCAAGGGGCTGGATTTGATGACGAGCGGCACCTTTGGCCGTCGTTCTACTGGCTCATCCAGGAGCGCCACCCTCCAGTCGTCGCTGGAGAGCAAGTTGCGAGCAAGGACGCAGATTCTTGGCTCGACCTTGTACAAGATGACCTGGAAGCCCTGGGATATGCCTTCGGGGCGGTCGCGTTCCCGTCTGCGGGCGTCGGTGCTCCGCACATCAGGGACCGCACGTACTGGATGGCCTACGCCCATAGTGAACAACCAGAAAGGCCCGCAAAAGGGGCCAAATCGCGAAGGGGGACTTTGCTTAAGCATGGCGAGTGTCTTGAGCGGTTGGCCCAGTACGACGGCAACGGATGCGGTACGCCAGCCCTCGCAGGGATTTACGACCCCGAACATCACCCTAAATCATGCGGCGGTCTTGTCGGGTTGGCCGACGCCGAATTGTCCCGCACCACACGACACGGACGCAACAGTCGGCCGTCCCAGGCCCAGGCAGGGCTACGGGATGGACTTGCCGATAGCGGCATCCCTGGCGCACCCGGCCCGACTAACGGCCTCTGGCGAGATGCTGATTGGCTCTTCTGCAGAGATGGAAAGTGGCGGCCAGTTGAACCCGGCACATTCCCGCTGGCTCATGGGGTACCCGCCCGAATGGGACGACTGCGCGGTTATGGCAATGCAATCAATGCCGAGCAAGCGGCGCTCTTCGCAGAAGTGATGCAAGAGCTGGTATGAAAGGAGGACACATGTTCTTGAATTCTAGCGAGCTTGACGAACTAACAGGCATTCGGCGCGGCAGCACGCGCGCGGGTGTAAAGAAGACTAAGTATGAAATGCAGGCCGCATTCCTGCGTGAAATCGGCATTCCGTTTATCTCGAATGCGCGCGGCCGGCCGGTAGTGCTTCTGTCAGCAGTGGAATCGCGCCGCGCGGCAGAGGCCCCGAAAAAGGGATGGAAACCAGCAGTGATTGGGGCATGACATGGGGCGCAGGCCGTCGAAAAATTCGAATCTTCCACGCGGCGTGCGTGCGCGCGAGCAACGCAGTGGGGTGATTTACTACTACTACGATGCCGGCGGCACGCCGCGTCGTGAGATTCCGCTCGGCTCGAACTACGTCGAGGCCGTGCGGAAGTGGGCCGAGCTGGAGGAGATGCCGCCGTCCACTGTCTCCAAGGTGGTGACTTTCCGCTATGCATGCGAGGTGTACCAACAGAAATACATGCTGGATAACAGCCCCAAGACCAGGCGCGAGAAGCTACGGCAGTTCCCGTTCCTCTTCGAGTTTTTCGACAATCCGCCGGCGCCGCTTGAAGAAATCAAGCCGATCCACGTCCGCCAGTACATGGCCTGGCGAAGCAAGAAGCGCCAGGACTCTCTGCGCGAAAAGGGGCTTGAGGTGAAGGGCGACGAAGGGCGCGTGGCGGCAAATCGTGACAAAGCGCTGATCTCGCACGTCTGGAACGCCGCGCGAGCCGAGGGGCTGACCGATTTGCCCAATCCCTGCGCCGGCATCAAGTCATTCCGCGAAGAGGGGCGGGACGTCTATGTCTATGACGACATGTATTCCCAGGTGTGGGAGAAGAGCGGCCAGGTGCTGCGCGACGCTATGGATCTGGCATACCTGCTTGGCGGGCGCGTGGCTGACGTGCTCAAGGTGGACGAGAAGCACATCCGCGAGGGTACCATCGAAGTGACGCAGAACAAGACCAACAGCAAGATGCGCATCGAGATTACGGGGGAGCTGAAGGCCCTCGTCGACAAAATCCTTGCTAGGAAAAGAAATATTGTCGGAAAGGTAACTACAACGCGCCTACTGGTGAACGAGGAGGGCCAGCCGCTCACCTATGAAACTTTGCGGAGCAGGTTCGACAAGGCGCGGGAAGATGCTGGCATTCCGTTCGCCGAATTCCAGTTCCGAGACCTGCGCGCCAAGGCCGGAACGGACAAGACCGATTCCGAAGGGGTGAGGGCAGCGCAAGGGCAGCTCGGCCACAAGAGCGTGACGACGACGGAAATCTACGTCCGAAAACGGCGCGGCCAGAAGGTGACGCCGACCAAGTGA